GCGTGTATCTTACTGCTGGTGATCCTGCTATTGCTCCCATTTTTTGGTTTGTGTTTTAAAAATTAGTAATTATTTTAAAACAAGAAATTTTAGGGTTCTTTTGTAAACGAAACTCCGGTTTTTACACTGCTTGGTATGGCTCTAATGTTGTCCGGCTGAATGTTTTTCGAAACCTTGTCTTGTATTTCAAGCTCTTTGGCTCGTCCTCTTTGATAGGCTTTGTTCAGTTCGGTTCTAAAGTTTCTCTCCATATATTTTCCAATATGGTATTCTACCTCGTCTTTTATAAAACCTGTTTTTTCATCAGTCAATTCCTTAACTCTGTTATTGGAATCAAGTTGAAAATCTATTGTTTCTTTAAGATTTTCCGGTTTAATGGTGAAATCTTCAAATCCTATTTCTTTATCTCCCAGTTGAATTTTAAGCCCCTCAAAATTGTTGGTTAATAAAGCTTCGGTCCTTGAAACAAAATCATTTCGCTGAACGTTTAATTTTGCAAAAAACTCTTCTTCTTGCTTCTCTTGATCATCAATCGCTTTCTTTGCTTCTCGATACTCAATCGGAATATGCTCGTCAGACCCTCCAACGGCATTAAATTCTTCTTTTCGTTTTTCGAAAAACGCATCCGCTTTCTTCAAATCGGTTTTAATATTTATCTTTCTGTCAAGGATTTCGTCTTCGTCGTCCTCTTCGTCAAGGTTTTCCAGCCCGTATTGTTTCTCATACAGTCTGTTAGCTTCTTTATCCGTCAAATCAGGGTTCGAAAGTTTGATGTAGCTTCTTAATCTACTTTCCTCGCTTTCGGTACTCCAATCCTTCTGTGTTTCCAAGAAGTCGTTGTAATTGGTATTTCCTGTTTTTTCAATGAACTCGTTGAATTTCTCCATCGCTGGAGCATATTTTTTTTGCTCTTTCGGCGTCAAGGAATCCTGAAATTCCTCTACCGTCATTCCTTTTGATTCTGCCAAATATTTTATGGCCAAATCCTCATCAAGCTCTACTGCTTCGTATTCATCTTCTTCGACTTGCTCGGAAACCTGCTCGGCTACTTGCTCGTGAACTTCTTCAACCGCTTCTGGAATTACTGCTTCAGCTTCGGGAATTATTACATCGTCATTTTCTGTAACCGGGGCAAATGATATTGTAGGTTCCTGATTTTCTACCGCAACTACTTCCGTTTCGGGAATTATGTTTTCATCTTGTGGCATACTATTTTGATTTAATTTGATTTATTAGTACAAAAGTAGATTTTATTCGAGTACAAACGTTTGTTGTCGTTTATTTTTTTTACATTTGTACCGTGAGATGGAGAAGTCGGTATCTCGTGAGCCTCATAAGCTCAAGGTCGCAGGTTCAAGTCCTGTTCTCGCAACTAAGTTGATTCTTCCATTCGGAGAAACCAAATCGAAAAGCGGATAGCCTTGAAGTTATCCGCTTTTTGCTTTTTATTTCTTTTTGATTTTAACCACTATCTTTTTTACCATTGGCATATCTTTTTCAAGTGGTTTGGTCCTAGAATATATATCACTTGTTCCTGATTCATTTACATTCAAAGTATTAGTGTATTTATCTCCTGCTGGATAACTTGAATGTGATATTGCCCTACCTCTCAATACTTGTGGATTTCCTTCTTTTAGCCTTGTTTTATTAGCTGCGGCATTTCCTTCTCGTCTTTGGTCAATAATATCTTTGCCTTGAAGCTTAGCTTTTTTAGCACCTACAATACTGTCACTTTTAGCCATAGCCTCTACTTCATTTTTTCTTTTATTGAAATTAGTCGTTTCATCTATTTCTTTAATAAGCTGTTTTGATAGCCCTTTAGGCACATACCCTTCTTCTTTTGCGTCAGAGACAGTTTCTTTATCATAAATTCCTTTTTTAGCTTCTTCAGCTTCTACATTTACTTTTTTAGGGGTTTTAACCATAATTTTTTTCTTTGGGTCTGGCATAATTTCTATTTTTTATTGGTTTATATCGAACATTTCCATTTCGGCTTTTTCTGACTCAAAATCTATCGGGTCTTTCCCTTTAGCTTTTTGGTCGGCTATTCTTGATGTATGAGTAGCAGCTTCTGCTTGTGCTACCGATTTATCTTGTTTTAATTTTTCAAGTTTCTCGTGAGCGCCTGAATTGATGAGTATTTGAATTTCCTTCTCGCCAACTATTTTGTCGGCAAGCGTCAATCGGTCTTGTTTACCTCTTTCAGTTTCTTTTTCTTTTTCTAATATTTTTAATTCTTTAATTTCTGAAAGTTTGTATTCATTTTGAATTCTAGCCGTTTCCTGTTCCGCTTTTGCTTTTTCTTGGGTAGAACGAATATTCTCGTCAGCTTGTGCCTTGAATTTTTGGTTTTCTTGTTCTTGCATCACTTTAGCACGTTTTTTAACCAAAACTGTCAAATACTGAATAGCCAAATCAAGGACTTTAATATTTCTGATTTTGTACTTATCTTCTACCCCTAAATATCCTTTTACAACTGCATCCGACAAATCTTTATTTAATTCAGCTCTTTCTTCATCATCCATTTCCAATTCATAGAATATAGCGAAATCGCTCAAATGCAAATCACGAACAATATCTAAATCAGCGACTGCGGATGCTCCAATTTTTTGGATTAGGTCTTCCCTCAAACTTGGGTAGTATTTTAAAATGTCCGAAAAAGAATAACTGATAGTTTCGGCAGTTTTCAATACTAAATATCCTGCGGAATCCAAGATGTGTCTTGTGGCTAAATTGGAGCTGTAAGCAGCCATTTTTTGAATACCAACCAAACTATCCCTGTCAGGAGTGGAAGCGTCCGTAGCCTTGTTCAATCCAACTATATCGGTTAGTTCGGTTAGTTTTATGTTGCTTTCATTTCTTAGTGCCGTAAGTTTGTTGATACTGTCTCCTGTTTGTATTTCTTGAAACGGTTTTTGGGCGTTGTTGTATTCCCCTCCCAATTGCGAGGAACGATACATATAACTACCTTTCATTAAATACATATTCAAGGATTGTTGTACCGTTTGGGTTTTTCCTTCTCCCATATCAATATCTGCCAAGGCATCAATATCAATGGCGATACCATCGGGGGTAATTCCCTGCACAATTTGTTGGGCTTTCAAATCCAATACGTTCAAATCATCCTCGGTAGCCATCATTCTGGAAACCAAACTCAATATTTGTCCGTCGTGCATATTGGGTGCCACCATTCGGTATTGCTCGCAAACTTTCTTGTTGTTTGATTTGGGGCGGGTCATTGATTTTGCCAATTCCCATTTCAACAAGATGTTGGTTCCCAAAACTAGAACTCCTTCAAATAATACTTCTTCCACGATGGAATTTCTAATGTATCTGTCTTTTTTGTCTTTCGGTTTTGAAGCGTCAAAAAACTCATTGGCATCCTCAATTACAGTTTCACCATTGGATAGTTTTTTTACTTTCTTCGCTCTTTCTCGGAACGTTTTATAGGTAAAATAGAGTAGGTTAGTGGTTCCTTTCAGTGTGCTTGATGGGCTTAATCCTTGTAGTTGTGACCAAGTAGTTGCTGAAGTTTCAATTGATTTCTTTACTTCGGCATTATCCGTGTTTAGTAATTCAGGATATTCCACGAATATGTCGGAAAGCAAAACTTGCGCTACGTGTCCTTTATAAAAACAATCGTTGAAATAAGGGTCTTTCGTGGCCGAATAAACCATATCTGCAAAGTCAATATGCTCAGTTATGATTCCCTTGGCAGGATTCAATCTTGTGCGTGTGGCAGCAGCGCCATCAACAACCAATGACCTTTTTACTTTTCTGTCAATGACCAAGTTGTACTCGTTTTCATTCATTACCGTGGCAATGGCTATTTCATTCGATAAACAATTGGAAGGTTTCCATTCCATTTGCATGTGAATATCCATTTCCTCCTTGGTTTGTGGGATTTCGTCTTCCGGCATCGAACTGATGTCTATTCCGGTTTCGGCCAATGCTTTTTGGTTAAACGGAATGGCTATTCTTTCGTCTTCAATTTTTTTACGATAGGCGCGTTTTTCTTCATCGGAACCCGGGTCGATGGCTTTTGCCTTGATGGAATAGGGGCGATTTCGCTATATTCTATGAATTGGAAATGGATGATGAAGAAAGAGCTGAATTAAATAAAGATTTGTCGGCAAGCGTCAATCGGTCTTGTTTACCTCTTTCAGTTTCTTTTTCTTTTTCTAATATTTTTAATTCTTTAATTTCTGAAAT